TCAATTAGGTGATGTTTTGTAGGCGTCAAGGTTGCATTGCGGGATGCCGTGAGGGCCGGTAGGGCTTTTGCGTTCTTTGTACGGGCGGAATTCCGGGTTTGCTTTGAGCCATGCCAGGGCGTCTTTAATCAGGATGCGGCCGCCTGGGAACGGGCAGCCCCATTTTTTCATTGCGGAGGTGAAAGCCATGGTAACTCCAAGCGCGGCGGCAAGCTGGGTCTGGTTAAGCAGTCGCGGGGAGTTGCTCGGCAAGTTGCGGAGTTCTTCTTTTTCTTTTTGGGTCATTGGTGTGTGGGTGGTTAGAGGTGGATGATATAAGGGGTGATGGCCGTGCAGGGGAGGCCGTGGCGTTTGATGTGTTCGGCGTAGGGTGATGTTGGGATGTGGTAGCGGCAAAAGGTTCCGGAAGTCCGGTGGGTTTGCAAGTAACAGGTTTCCCCGTCCTTCCCGGTGCGGCGGCTGATGATGCAGGCTCCTAAATTGAGGGGGGTGGCCGTTACTGTAGTGTCGGTAATGTCCGCATCGGCGGCATTGATTTTGTAGTCAATTTTCTGTTCCGGGGCCCATAGCTGGCAGTTTCCGCAGCATTGGCAGGAGGTGAAGTTGTCTTCAATGTAACTTGTTTCTATTTTGTAAACATACATAATTTTTTAATTCATAATGTTTTAAGTGTTTTTTTGAAGATGGCGCCGTTTTGGCGTTTTTTAAGGGTGTAGTTTATGATAACTTTTTTATATTTAATAATTTATCTAATGGCGCCGTTTTTGAGAGTATTTTATAACTATTTGACCGAACATTTTTATAATGATCCAAAAAAGTCTTTGCTCCAGCGTCCTTGGCAGAATGTGAGGAGGGATGTGTGTTGGCCGTTGTGTTTGGTAATGCTTCCGCCTATGCACAGCCACGTTTTTCCTTCGGGTAAGGAGGGAAGAGCTGGGATGGTTGACAATTTGAGAATGTGCTCTTGAATGTTGAGTGCTTCGGGGAAGGATATAGTATATATCTTATTAGCGGAGATGTTTGTTTTCGGTTTCATCATTTCCCCTCCTTTCTCGGTTCCCAGTTGACAGGATCAGCCCATTGAGAACATTCCGCGCAGGGGGAATTTGATTCAGGTAATTTGAAGTGCAGACAGTTATTGCAATATCTGTCTTCCATTGGCACCCATGCCCGGCATGCGGCTCGTTTCTTCCATGCGTCCCTAATGGCTTCTTCAACGCCGTACATTATCCGGGGGGCTCCGTGGTAATCGCTGCATTCCCCGGAGCCTTCCGTGAAACGCATTAAGCTTTTCCGCTCTTTCAGGATGCCGCGGGCTTCTCCATAGGCCAGGATCGCTTTCTGTTCAGGTGTCAGCTTCATTTTTTCCTTCTTTTCCGGTTGAGTATTTTTCTTTTAATTTCCTTCCAGTTGTTGCCGATGGAGCCGGTGCATATATCCTTGACTATGGAGCCGTCATACATTGCTTCAATGTGCATGGCGTCAATTTGTAAGTGGACTTTCCATACGTTAAGGCCGTGTTTCTTTCTTTTGGCCGGAGCTTTCATAGTGATATTTGATTAAGCGGTTTTCTGGTTGAGGGTGTATTGATTCTTCAGGGCATTGTGCAGGGACAGAGCCATTTCATAGGCCATGTGGACTTCTACGGCGTTCCCTATGAATTTCCTTTGCTGGGTTTGCGTGCCGCAAAGTTTGTAATCTTCAGGGAATCCCATGACGCGGAGGCATTCACGGATGGAGAGCGGGCGCATGCAAATATCCGCAATGCCCCTTTCCCGCATGGCCCGTTTGAGGGTCAGCATGGCTTCCGTGTCTCCTGGGGCGTCCTGGCTGTAATTGGGGCATCCGGTGTAACGGCATGTGTCCAGGTAAAAATAATCCCTTGTGAGCAGGGTTTTCATGGGCTTGTCCAGCGGGTACACAAGCCCTTTAACTCCGGGGCGCATCATGGCGCGGATGAAGGATGCCGTGGCGACGGAGTAATGCGAATTGGTCATGATGGCCGGGCTGGGCCGGTTTAATGATGCCGGTTTGCTTTTGCCGAATTGCTGATCCAGAAATTGGCATTGAACAACGCGCGGTTTAGGAACCGTGGTGAGAGCAGGGCATGGAGCTTCCGTTGCGGAGATCTGGCCGCCTCCGGAATAGTAGGAAGCCATGAAGATGGCCGTGACCGGATATTTCTGCTGTTTGGTGCAAAGGGTTCCCACGGGCGCATGAATGGAAGTGGCGTAACCTTGGCCGTAATAGTTATCCATGAATTTTCCGGCCGCAAGATACAGGTTTTTCTGCGTGCAGACGGTAACGCATGGAGCTTCCAGCGGATGCACATGACCGGGGCCTGACATGTACCGGAAAATGAATTGAGGCCGGGCAAATTTTTTGATTCCTTCCGTCAGACGGCGCAAGGTGGCATCACAGAGGGGTTTTTTCCGCGTGAAAATGGATTGGCCGAAGTCATCAAGGTCAAGAACGTCCCTGCACGGTTTCCAGTTTTCGCGGGAATGGGTGGGAACCGGCCATGCCAGGGGAAGGCCGTAGCGTCCGAACTGAACAAACAGGCGTTTCCGGGAGGTGTAGGCACCAAAATCCGCAGCGTTAAAGATGCGCCAGTCCCCGGAATATCCCATGTCTAAAATATGGGAAAACCATAACTTAAAGGATTCTCCCTTGCGGGCCTTGTCCGGCACCAGTTTTCCGTCTTTTTCCAGCATGGGGCCCCATTCAAGGAATTCCGTTACGTTTTCAATCTGGATATAGTCCGGTTGCAGGGCTTTGATGTAACGGTAAAGGTGCTCCGCAAGGCTGCGGCTGTCCGGATCGCGCGTCTTGCCGCCTTTCGCGCGGCTGAAATTAGTACATTCACAGGATGCCCATAATACTACTTTAGTATCGGGGTAACGCAGGCGGAGCATGGCAACGCGGGCGGCAATGGGCGAGATGTCCAAGGTTCTGATGTCTTCCGTGTAATGGAGGGCGGCCGGGTGATTGGCCGCGTGGGACGCTATGGCCGTTGCGTCATGGTTGACGCAGGCCACTACCTGCACGCCGGGCACCCGGCTTACTCCGGTAGTGACGCCGCCTGCGCCGCAGAACAGGTCTATATATAAGAGCCGGGGTTGATATGTAGGAGTAGGAAAGGAAGCGGACATGTTTTGATTAAAGGTAGTTGTTTTCTGGAAGAGGGTAGTTGCTGAAAAGGCTGGAAGTTCCGTTTTCCAGATTTTGCTGAAGTTCAGAAAGTTGTTGGTTCAGTTGCTTAATGGTTTCCGTTTTTTGCAGATACTCCTGAATGTCAGGATGATTCATTTCTTCCGGCGTCAACCGGAAAGCGATTTGAACGGCGTCTTTCCCCGGTCCGTTCATTCCGTCGTACCGGATAGTGATGCCTTTTGAATATGAGGGCCTTCCGACAGGATAAACGCAAAAAGTGGTTTTAAGGCGATAAGCCACAATACCGAATGACCAGTTATTTCTAGGGCTGTTCCCTCGCATGGGATTTTTCAGGAAGCGAATAAGTTCGCCTGCTTTGATGTCGTCAAATTGGTTTGTCTTTTTCATGGGATTACTCAATTTCTTCAAGAGTGTTTATGGCACTTGTTATGCATTCACAGGCTTCCTGCATGGAGTAAATGGCAATTTCTGATTGCTCTATGCGGTTGAGCATGTTTTCCGGGAGGTTATCTTTATACTCTTCTTCTTCCTCCATGATCGTTTCCAGCTTTTCAAGGAGGTTTTGGAGGTTGTCATGCAGGTCTTCCAACTCTTTGCGGCGTTGTTTATTCATGGTGTGTTTATTGTTAGGTGTGGCGGGAGTGTATAACTCCAAGTTCAACCCTTGTGGGGCTCTTGAAGAGTTGAAGGAGGAACAATAATACCTAAGTAGAGAGTGTCTTTTGTGGCGGCTATCGCATGGACGGTAGCCGCTGTTTTTTTTGTTTGATGAAACATTCTTACGTAAAGCAGGAGCGGCGTTGTTTGTTCAAGTTTGATGATGGGGGAGTGGGTGGTGTGGATGAATCCTTGATTTGAGAGTTTGGATAGATCCTGTTCGTCCAGGCAAATGTATTGAATGGCTTTCCCGGTATAGGGAGCTAAATCAAATTCCGTAAGGCTTGGCGTTTTGATGGAGTGTGTGATGGTGTTCATGTTTTTTTCTTTAATGGTTTGGTTGAGGTCAGGCGGCGGGGCGGTTGAGGGTGGTGGTTTTTGATTTTGAATATTGGTCCAGGGCGTATGAGATGATTCCGTGGACCAGGTCTTTCACCGGGATATGGATGTGTTCAGCAATGCCTTCCAATGCCTGGAAGTCTTCTTCCTTCAGCCGGATGATGAGGTTGGTTTGTAATGATGTCGTAGCCATGGTTTTTGATTACAACAAAGTTGCTCGTCAGTCAAAATATTTTTACTCAAAAGTTGTCATTCGGGAAAATTGTTTGACCTGCCGTGCAATTTTGTTGTAGTATCCGGGCATGGAAAAATTTAGAGATGAGCTGAAAAGTTGGATGAAAGAATCAGGAAAAAGCCGTGACTGGGTGGCTGAAAAATTGGGTGTTGGTAAAAGAACAGTAGATTCTTGGTTTTCCTATAAGCAGATTCCAGAAAAAAAGCAAAAGTTGCTCCGGGAATTGATGGAGAAAGAGCAACAACCGAAGCAGGTTGAGATCAGTATGGATTTTACGCCGGAACAACTGGAAATGATCCGTCAGGCTGCGGCGTTGAGGGGGGAAACTCCCGGAGAATGGTGTGAGCGGGCGATTAAGGCCTTAACTGCTGTGTCCGTAGCCCTGAATGATTATCACCGGTTAGGCGGGAAGGGAGGATAAAAAAGCCGTGCCTGGTGAGAGGCACGGCGGAAGGAAATGCAGATATATTATAGAACTTCTCTTAGTAGCTCTTCACGTTTTTTCCCCGATTCTATTTCCGCTTCTTCCCAAAATTCCTGTTCTGTGATGATAACAGTAGGAGAACCCGGTTCCATAGCATGGGCCAGTTTTCCGCCGATATTTCCGTGTTTGTAAGCTGTTGACCCTTCAGCGCACCATATCAGGAGGTCTGCTCTGGAGCTTTTACTTGATATTCCGCCGCCTAAATTTTCCACAATTTTTTCTAAATGTTTCCGTTGCGCATAAGGTGATTTCCCGGTGAATAGGCACCAAGTCCTTTTGAAAGCCGGCCAGTTTTTTGATTCATGGGAGGCGGTGCGTTGGCGAGATATCCATGATTCTGATTTTGCAAGAAGAGTATCAGAACCAAAAGGTTTAAGAAAAAGTAACATGCGGATTTTTCCTTTTCCTGTTTCTAAATAACTGGTCATGATTTCCCGCGCGGTTTTATAGGGTTGCCAAGTAGATATTTTTTCTGATTCAGGAGGCAAAAAAGAAATAAGACGGGAGATAAGTTCTGCGGTGATTGAAGATGAATAGCTGAGGGAAAACAAGTGTTTAGCAAGGTGATTCCATAAATGATTGTAATAAAGGAGTTTTTCTTTATCTCGGCTAATGGGATTTCTGTCTTGTATCATTTTAAGAGATAAATTCCAGAAATCATAAGGAGAGAGGTTTTGTTCTTTTATAGCCCATAAAACTTCTGAAGCACCTGGCTGTTTTTTTAATCTTTGAAGAGTTGGAAGCACTTCTGGAATATCATCTAGATTTGGAGAGAGATTTAACAAATCGCAAGCAAGCATATATCCTGTAAATTCAAACAGGCAAATATCTGTTTTGCGAGAACCGCAGTTGTGAATGAATAGGGGGTTATCTTCGCTGTCAGATAGCGTATATGAAATGGTTACCATGATTGCAGGATGGTTATTTTTTGACGATACAGACAAGAAGCTTGATGATGCTGGCAGCAACAAGCCACCCCATGGAAAGAAGAAGGGCAAGCAGGATAATAAGGCCAAATCCGGCCAGAGGTATGCGGGATATTTCCGGTACTGGATAAGTGCGGATGCCGGTGATAAGAGTTCCGATGAAGGTTAATACCGCAAAAAAGATGCAGACATTGGCCGTTCCGGTGGCAAGGGAAAGGGCGGATTCCTGTTCAGAGGCTTTATCCTTTCCCTTTTTGGAATTGGGGGCTGTCTGGCTGATGACGGTAGGAATAGCCGTGAAACTGTGCTGGCAGTGCGGGCAAATGCAGGGCTTGCCGACATAGTGATCCGGGCAGGTGATATTATTGTTACAGTTTGGACAAGTAGTGTTCATTGGTGAAATATCCTATATTTAGCTTAATTTTGAAGGTGCGGACAAGTTTTTTTTATAATGTTAGAATTGATGCTGGCCAAGCAGAGTGAAGGGGAAAACATAAAAAGCCCATGGCTGGAGCCATGGGCTTGCGGGAAAAAGCTGGTGTGACAAGTCAGATGAGGGCAAGATTGTTATCCTGCAACGCACTCTGAAGACGTTCCGCTTCCTTTGGAGTGAGGGGCGTCCGGTTTTTGATACGGGCATTCAGGGTACGTTGTTCCAAGCCAATGAGCCGGGCTATGGCCGATTTATTGAGCAGGGCGGAGGCGCGGGCCAGGCTTTCAATAGTAGGGGGAGGAAGGGGAATGGGGCGGTTGATGGCGCGGGCCGTTTCCAGCCAGTCCTGAATAGCGCGCTTGGCTTCCGCCAGGGCAGCTTCTTCCGTAGGGCCGTCCGCCATGCAGCCGGGAAGCTGGGGGACGGTGGCGATGAAAGAGGCATCTTCATCGCTCCATTCGATGTTGATCGTGTAGTGCGGGGTCATAGCGTTTTATGGAGGTTGTATTGGTTGATAATGGTTCTTATCTGTTTGAGCTGGTAGGGTTTGGCTTTTCCATTGGGGCCGGGTTGGATGTTAATAATCTCTGGGATCTTTTCATGCCAGGCGACCATATGGGAACCTCCAGTTTGCCTGAATTGAAAATGGAGATGGGAGAGCAATTTGGTTGCTTCTTCAAAAGTGACGTTCCCTGTTTTGTCAGGGTTCATGATTTTTTCCAGAAGCTTTTTCTTGCTGCTCATGTTTCGATATTACCTTTTTTAGAAAATCAAGCAAGGAAAATATTTCTCAATTTAGAAATATGAAGATTCCAGATAGGAGTTTGTTACGGATGAATGAGTTTGGATGACTCTCTGAAGCTGGCCTTTTTTCTCTTTCTGCTCAAATAGTTCTTGCCTTTTGGCTTCCGACGGTGTTTACTCCCTTGCGCAGTCCCTGCAAACCTAATGTCGCGTTCGTCTAGCGGTCCAGGACTCCCGCCTTTCACGCGGGCAACACGGGTTCGAGTCCCGTACGCGATGCCAGTTTCTCTATTCTTTCCGGCGTCATGAGCAGTTCATGACGCCTTTTTTTGTGTTCTTCCGCGTCGTTGCCGCGTGCCGTTCTTCCCTTTCTCCCGCCTTCTTCTCCTTGTCCGTTTTTAAGGCGTTTTCACACTTTCATTTTAGATTTGGGAAGCGTCGTTCCTGTCCGAGAACGGCGCGCTTTTGTGCGGATTGAAAGGGGGCGTGGGGTTTTGAAGAGTGCTTCGCAAGGAGGAACATGCCGGAGCGTGGGCAGATAACGGCGCGTTTTTGAAACGTGGCGCAGGATGACGGCGCAGGGAATAAGCGTTTGATGATAAGATGAATATGTATCTTATAGCGTACTTGCGTACTTATTACCGGATAATAACGGATAGAAGAATGATATATAAAAAAGATTCCGAAAAGAAAACACGGGGCAAGGGCGCGAACGGCACGCAGGCAAGGCCGGCATGGGGAAGGCAGGGCCGCCATGCGGGCGCATGATGGCAGGTGCCGGGTGGGCGGCAAGGAATCTTTTAATTGAGGGGCCCTGATCGCGGAGTTCGGCGGACACAGGGAAAAGCGGGAGTGTTCATGAAGGGATTTTTTTAGCGCACCATGAAGGGGGATGGCCGTGTTTTTGTTCGCGTGGGTCTGCGGTTTTTTCGCAAAAGCGGACGGATGGCGGCGTTTTTTTCGTCTTCCGGGCGGCGGACGGGGGAAAGCGGCTGATTTGGAGGGCATTTTTTCGTTTTTGAAAATTTCGCTTAATAGTAGAGAGAGCGAACGCCCGCCGTCGTGAATAGGTGCACGGCGGAGAAGAGTAGCGCGGCGCGGGAGGCTTCCCCCGGTGAATGAGACGAGCATTTGCCGGGTCGCTGGGGCTCCGGGAGCATGCAGGCTCCAGCTGGGGCTTGTCCGGCTTTCCGGGCGTTCGCTTTCTCATGTATTCGTGATATGGGACAGAAGAGAGACAGAGTAAACGGCGCGTTGAAGAAGGCTTTCGCGGAGAAGAATGGAAAGTCTTTGCGTTGGGCGCAGATAGAAGCGGCCAAGGATTCCCCGGCATGGAGGGCTTTTCTGGCGGCGCAGTTTCCGCCGTCCTCCGCGGAAGCGGCCGGAGGCGGCGGAGAGGGCGCGCCCATGGGCGGAGCGTCCGATTTGGCGCGGGCCGGGGAGGCGAAGGAAAGCGCATGGCAGATTTTGAAGAGGATGGAAGAGCAACTGGAAACGGCCGCCCGGTCCGGTGACGTGGGGCTGATTGCGTCGTTCACCCGTGCCGTGCGCGAAGCGCGCGCGAATTGGGAGCGGGCCGGCCTGCATGAGCAGAGGCTTCAGGAGGCGGCCGGAAGTCTGGTGCCGGTCCATGTGTTTCACGAGATGCGAACGCGGGGCGTTGCGCCGCTGGCGGAGCTGATGGCGCAGCAGAGGGACTTTATCGGTTCCCGGCTGGAGGCGGCCGGGCGGCCGCGTTTTTATGAAGCCTGGGACGAATGGGCGCGGGAGTGGAACAGGAAGATTGATGACCTGAACGCGGAAATAAACGGATTGTTGAATCATGTTTAGCAAGTTGAAGATTCATGAGAAGCCGGGCGTGGTGGAGTGGGCGGAAAGATGCCTGGTCCTGCCGCGGGAGACTTCACCGAACGCGCCGGGGCGGTTTTCCACGGCGCGCATGCCGTATATGCGGGAACCGCTGGAAAGCATCAGGGAAGAGGGGTTGCAGCATATTTACTGGTGCTTCGGCACGCAGTCCGGCAAGACGGTTTCGCTGTTGATTGCGGCGGCGTATTTCATTGACAATGACCCCGCGCCCATGTTGTGGGCGTTGCCTACGGAAATTCTTGCCAGGTCGTTTTCACGGGCGCGGCTCCAGCCGCTTATATCCAAGAATGATGTGCTGGCGCGGCATAAGCGGCGTGACCCTGACGCCTTTACGGCGGCGGAAATGCGCCTGGATTCCATGGAGCTTTACATGGTTGGGGTGTCAGAGCCGGGCAATTTGTCCAGCAGGCCCATTATGCGCTGCGTGATGGACGAGGAAGCGAAGTATAAGCATGAGAATAAGGAAGAAGCGCACCCGGTGGACCTGATTGAAGAGCGCGCGAAGGGCTTTCACCGGTATCAGATTCTGCATGCGTCCACGCCTTCTTCCGAAGATTCTTATTTTTGGCAAAATTTTATTACCACGGACATGAGGAAGTTTTATGTGCCGTGTCCGCGCTGCGGGGAAATGATGCCCCTGGAGTTTAGCCGGAATACGGTGCAATGGGAAAGGCGGGAGGATCTGGAAGGGGATGCGCTGGCGGATTGGGTGCAGGATCATACGTTTTACGTGTGCCCGCATTGCGAGGGCCGGGTGGAGGATTGGGAGAAGATTGGGATGATGGAAAAGGGGGAGTGGCGGCCGACGAATCCGAACGCCTCCCGCGCGCGGCGGGGGTATCACCTGAATTCCCTTTATTCCCCGTTTGTGACATGGGGGCAGATGGCGCGGAAGTTCATCGTGGCTCAAAATGACCTGTTCCGGCAGGTGGCCCTGCACAATTTCCGGAACGGCTGGGAGGCGTTGCCGTTTACGCAGTATGAAATCAAGGTGGGGGATGACAGCGTGCGGGGGCTGCGCGGTGTGTGCCGGCGCGGAGAGTTGCCGCGGCATTATTATTATATGGTAGTGGCCTATGACCCCGGCCAGAATCAAACTCACTGGGTGGCGCAGGCGATAGGGCGCGGCGGGGAAACATGGGTGGTTGATTGGGGAACCCTGCTGGGCATCAGCACGACGGACGCGACGCCGGGCATAGGGGCCCATTTTGAAAGCCTGGAGTGGGGCGGGGTGCGTCCTGATTTTGGGCTGATTGATTCCGGGGATTGGGCGCAGAAGGTTTATGACGAGTGTTATAAGTATTACGGCAAGCTATGGCCTACGAAGGGGAGCGGCGCAAATTTCGGGAGCTGGAATGTGAGTGAAGTGAAGTCGCATCCGGGGCTGGAGCTTTATTTGTACGTGGACCGCACCGCCAAAATGGAGCTTTACGCGGGGCGCATCCAGAAAGGGGCGGCTCCGGCCCTGCATTTGCCGGAAGATGCGGATCAGGATTTGCTGGCCGGATTGTCTGGGCAGCAGCTTGAGAAGCCAAGGGGCGGCGGCCTGGCGCAATGGCGGAAGCTGCCGAATGACCATTATGGAGACTGCGTAAAAATCGGGCAGGTGTCCTGGTGGGTGCGGCGCGGGGATTTTTACGCGGAAGAAATGAACGCGATTGAAGAAAGGAAGCAGAATGAAGGAGTACCGGAAGAATGACGTGCTGGAGAGGCTGAAGGCGGCCGGGTGCGAATGATAGCGGGTTTTGAAAAAGCTCCTGAAGGGTATGAATCCCATTGTACAGGCTTATGTGGAAAATTATGATTTGCCGGATTTGCAGGGAATGCTGCGGGAAAAGCTGGCGATACTGGAAGGGCGCAAGGAAATAACCGGGGCCTCCACAGGCGGCGGAACGTCCTACACCGCGCAGGAGACCATGAATTTAAAGGACCATATAGCCTGCTTGCAGGAGGCAATCACGGTCAAGAAGATGGAGGAAGGGGATTTTTCCGGCCTGGCCGCCGCGGATGACGGCGTGCGGGAAGTGCGGTTTGACCATACCATAACACGTTTTTGACCATGGGCAGGAACAGAAGGAACGTGTATGCCGGGGCGCGCCGCGGTCATGGCGCGCGGGTGAAGATGAGCCGGGAACCGGAAACGGCGCGGAGGGAGATGTGGGGAGGGTATGCGGCCGCGTTGCAGTTCGGAGGCTCCAGCGTGTTATACTGGCCGACGCTGGACAGCCGGTTTGAAGTGGATTCCTGGACGCTGGACCGGGTTTGGCGGAATGCGCGGAATCTGGAAGCGAATTCCGGGCTTGCCGGGAAGGCCGTGGCGGATGTGGTGGAGTTGCTGGGCTGGCTGGTGCCCCATGCCTGCACGGGTGATGAAGACTGGAACCATGAGGCGGACCAGATTTTTATGAATCGTGCCGTGAATCCGGAATTGTTTGACGCCCGCGGAGAGCTGAATTTTTTTACGGCTCAAATTTGGAGCGAGCGGCAGCGCGTGATTGACGGCGATATGCTGACGGTGCTGACCAGCGGGCCGGATGAAGGCGGGGCGTTCGCGTTTTACGAGGCCCCACAGGTGCAATCTCCGGCTGATGGGGGGAAGGCGTGGAATTGCGGCGTGATGCGGGATAAAAACGGGAGGACGGCGGCCTATGGGCTGCGGCATCCGGACAAGGGGGAGGTGACGGTGATTCCGGCCCGTGATGCTATTTTGTACCGGCATAACATGGGCGGAGGGAAGCCGCGCGGCCTGTCCGATTTGCACCGCGCTATCCGGAATTTGCATGATGAGGCGGATATTGTGGGGTATGTCAAGCAGTCTGCCAAGCTGGCCGCCTCCGTTGGGCTGGTGGAAACGGGGGACGCGGAGAAACGGCCGGGCATGGGGACCGTGGGCAAGGTGTCCGTGGGGCCGGACGGGCGCAGGGTGGAGCAGGTGTTAGGGGGGCCTACTGTCCACCAGCTTCCGCCCGGCCGGGATTTGAAGGTGCTGACGGATAACAGGCCGTCTCCTAATGTGATGGCTTTGCTGAAGCATTTGATGGATGAAGTTGCCTATGGTATCGGGCTTTCCCCTGCGTTGCTGTGGGAGCCTGACAAGCTGGGAAGCGGCGGCATCCGGTTTGTGATGCAGAAGCTGAAGCGTTGGCTGAAAATCAGGCATGCCTACAGGCAAATGTGGTGCGTGCGGGTGTGGCGTTTCATGCTGGCGCGGGAAATGGCCCTGGGACGGCTGCGCTTGTGCCGGGATCCGCATTGGGTGCGGTGCCTGTGGACGCCCATGAGCGACATGACTATTGACCTGGGCCGGGAAGGGAATCTGATGATTAACCTGGTGGATTCCGCGCTGGCGGATCAGGATGGCTGGTGCCTGGCCAATTACGGATGCACGTTTGAGGAAATCGTGAATAACAAGATACGGAATCTGAAGATGGCTAAAGAAGCCTGCGCCCGGAACGGACTGACCCTGCAAGAGGTGATTCCGGGAGCGAACCGCGGCGGGGTAGCCGCGGCGGCGGAGAAACCGGAAGATGAAGAGCCGGGAACGGGCGGCGGGGCGGAAGAAGATGGCTTGCATCCCCATGAATAGCAATTTTGAAAAAGCTCCTGAAGGGTACAGAACAGTAATAAGTGATGAATAAGATTGTTTTTGCGCAGATGGCGGCACGTCTGGAAGGCGGTGCCGGTGAACAGAAAAAAACGGGCATGCTTGCCTTTTCCCGCATCATGGAGGCGGAAGAGAAGGTAGGGGTGGCTACCATTTCCGGTTATATCGGTTACGGCAATGCCACGGTTGACGAATTTACGAAGCACCTTGAAGAGTTGAAGGCGGAGGGGTGCACGAAGTTTGAAGTCATCCTGAATTCCATGGGCGGCAATTTGTTTGAGGCGTCCGGGATTTACGACATTATCAAGGGGTGCGGGATGGAGGTGACGGCCAAAATTTACGGGGTAGCCGCTTCCGCCGCGACGCTGATTGCCTGTGCGGCGGGCCGTGTGCTGATTTCGGAAAATTCCCGTTATATGGTCCACCGGGCGCGCGGGTGCGCGGTGGGGACGGTGGAAGAGATTGAGGCTTACGCGGCGGATCTGAAGGACGCGGAAGGGCAAGTGACAGGCATTTACGCGGAGCGTACCGGAAAGAGCGCGGAAGACGTGCTGGCCGTGCTGAACGCGGAGACGTGGATGAACGCGGAAACGGCCGTGAAGGAAGGCTGGTGTGACGAGGTTATTTCTCCGTCCGCTGCGGAGTCCGGCCAAAAAGAAACGGCCGCGCAGGGGAAAGAAGAGGACGGCGGCGGGGAAGAGGGAGACCCTGACGAAGAAGAGAAGGGCGGGCCGCCGCAGAATTACACGGTATTGCGCCGCATGATGGCCGCCGTGGGGCTTGCCGGGAAAAACAGCGTGGAGGAACTGGAACGGGAAGTTGCCCGGCTGGTGGCCGAAAACGAAAGGCTGGCGGCGGAAAATGACGGGTTCCGGGGCATGCAGGGGCAGCAGGCCCGCGTGATGGAGGCGCACGAGCGGGAATTTGAGCAGCGCGTGAAGGAGGCCGTTGTGCGGGAAATGGCGGCTATGGGGGTTGCTCCGGTAGGGTTGCCGCCCGCGGAGGGAGCCACGGAAGAGCCCGGAAAGAAAGAACCTGCCATGACGAACGAAAAGCTGCGGGAGATGGCCGCGCAGGATGCGCTGGAATGGATTATGGGGCATCCGCAGGAGGCCGCGCGGCTGGCGGAGCAGCCGGGGAAATAGCATCTTGGCCGCCATAGATAGATTTTTACTAACAAACGCAAACATAAATAAAATATGAACAAAAAAACATTGATGAACATCCCGCGGAATGCCGTGATGGAAGGAAATGATGTCGCCGCTCTGAACTGGACCATTGTTTCACAGGCGGCTATTGCCACCCTGGAGGAAGAATTGGCTTCAATCAGCCGGTTTTCTCTGGACGTGTCCGGCGAGTTCAAGACGGACGGCGATTCTGTCAAGGTGGAAGTGATTGACGGAGCCGGGGAGGCGTTGAAAAATACGGAAGACTGGAATCAAAGCGAGCTGAAAACCAGCTCCGTTTCCGTGACGCTGAACCGTTATTCCCGTCCGGCTGGCCTGTCCTATAAGGAAAGGAAAAGCGGGGTGCAGCTTGCGAATAAGGTGCAAACGCTTGTGCGGACGGTCGCCAAGGCGTTTTGGAAGGACCTGATGGCCGCCATAGCCGATTCCGGGGCGGAAGTGGTGAATATTGGCCCGCGGGCCGGGTTCAAACCGGAAATGATGGCGGATGTGATTTGGCCGTCCATGACTAATGGCGCGGATGCCGTTTATTTGGACCGGATGTATTATTCCAGGCTGATTCCCACGAATGCGCTTGCTCTTAACCTGGCGGACGGGGCATATTCCATTCCGGGGGGAATTCACTACGTGGAAGGGGTGAACGTGCTTGCCGGGAATGCCGGGGTTGGTTTTGCGACGCGGCCGGACGCGCTGGCCGTTGCCGTCCGTCTTCCGAACATTGATCCGAAGCTGAATTTGGAAACGCAGGTGGTGGAATCTCCTAAGCTGGGGATTTCCCTGCTGCTGAAGTGCTGGCCTGACCAGGGAACGGAAACGGTTTACATTTCCGCGGAGCTTTTGGCCGGCGTGGCGGTGGGCAACAAGAACCATTTGCGACAGCTTTCCGGCGCAGCTCCGGAGACGGCGGCGGAAGGTGAAAGCGTTGAGGACGGCGGCGGGGAAGAAACAGGGCCGACTGAAGAGGAAGGGGCCTGACGGTTTTTTGGCGGAATCATGGGATAAAAGAGAGCAAAGGACCGGCGCGCGGGGTGTCAATTCCGTGCGCCGGTTTTTGTTGAACGGATATGAGCTTATCAGGAGAAATAAAAAAATTGCTGGACCTTGGGGATCATGAGCAGGAAGAAGCCTGGGGGGAGCGCGTGACGGTGGACGGCCAGGAATGCCGGGGCGTTTTTGCGCCGCTGGAAGGCTGGTATGAGGTGGAGCTTGGCGGCCGGGTGTGCAAGGTGCAAACGTCCCTGCGCGTGCGTCGGAAGGCGTTGAAGGGCGTTCCCGCGGCCGGGCGGAAGGTGGTGGCGGTCCGAAGCGGTAGGGCCTTCCGCATTGCGCGGGTGCGGGACTGGGCCGGAGACGTGGCCCTGGTGCTGGAGTTGTCCGAAGTATAGCCGGAAGGGTGGGCAAATGGCGCAAGTCAGGTATAAAGTGGATATTTCCCGCGTGCTGAAAAGGCTGGCGGAGGTGAAGAAGGTGGGGGCTGACGGCATCCGGGAGTTGACCCTTGAATATGCCAAGCGGGCAGCGAGCAAGGCCATACGCACCACGCCGCCGAACAGCCTGAAGAATGGCGGAAACGGAAAAAGAGCGTTGGAGGAACATATTGCGCGGGATATTGGCGGGGATCCGTTGGAAACGGATGTGAGGCTGAAGCGCGGTGAGGATGGAAGGCCGGTGCCCTATGCTTACCCCCGGAAGAAGCGCGGCGGGGTGTTGCTGGGGGTGCGCGGGAAAAAGTTTAAGGGCATGGCCACCGTTTCCGCGGATGCGTTTTTGCGGAGCCATACCCTGCTGAAAATGGGCCGGAAAAGCAGCGTGCGCGTGCTGAAGGGCGGCGGACTGATGTCTCCGGGAGTGGCGCAGGCGGGAGACGTGCGAAGGGCTTTGGCGGAGCGGCGGCGGCACGTGGGGAGGATGGCGGCCGGGTGGCTGCGGGGCGCGCAGGTGGCCGGGCTGAAGAAGGTGCCCGCGTGGATCGCGCGGCACGCCTCCCATTATGACGGCGCGGCGTCTTTGACGGTTCAGGGCGGCCGGGTGCGGTTTGAGATGGAGAATTGCCCGGAATATCCTGACCGGGGGCAGCTTTCCCGGGTGGCGGCGTATGCGCTGAATTCTGCGGCCCGGGATATGCGGAAAGTAATCAAGGGGTATGTGGCCAAGTTGAAAAAGGAGCTTAATTCATGATGACACAGGCAGATTGTTTGATTAAGGCGGTGATTGCGTGCCTGAAGGCGCGTTTTCGGAAAGACAGGGGGAACACGGAACGGGGGATTCCGGACGGGTTCCCGGTGCCGTTGAAGATGGCGGTGGACGAAGACCGGGAAGGGAAGGAATATGCGTTGTTCCAGGCGGCGGAAATGGAGGAAATTGTGGCCGGGTACTGTACGTATCACGCCGGAATATCCGTGGATCTGCATTTGGACGCCAATGACCGGACGGCGGATGAAATACGGATGTTGCAGGCGTGGATGGAAGAGCGGCTGAAGGAAGTGGACCGCGCCGGGCTGAATGCCGTGGAGAGCCCGCGGCCCTATCGGAATTTCCTGGTCATAGGCAAGGTAAGGCTGGGTCCCGCACAGGATGCGGCGGCGGAGGAAGGCGCGTTTGCGGTGACGTGGAAAATGACGGTGCCCGTGCAGTTTTGAAAAAGCTCCTGAAGGGTAGATAGATGAATTTTAACACGAAAGGAATTTGATTATGCCTGCACATATTGGAGATGTCCCGAAGCACGGGATTGACGAACCGGAAAAAGGAATTTTTGTTGAGTCGATCGACTTTGACGGCCAACAGGAAATTTATGAACAAAAGGATAACAAAGGGAAAAAGTGCGGAGTGCTTATCATTGATGAAGAGCTTTCCTTTTCCATGTCCGGCGCAATCCTTACTACGGGGGCGGCGTCGTTGAAAATGGGAGCGTCTTTGACCCTTGCCAATGAAATTCCGGATATTTGGAATGAAACTCCTTCCGCCACTACCGTTTTCCTGAAGGGCGTCAAGCATAACCTGAAAAATACGGACGCGCAGAAGATGGACGTGAGCGGAACTGTTTACGGGTTCGGGGCCGCCGCCGATTCCTGAAGCCTGAATAAAAAAGTCAGATAGTAAGATTGATGAATGCCGCAGACAATAAAAAACTGGAAAGTGATGTGGTAGTTTTTACTGAAAACGCATCCAGATACGAAACGGAAAACACCATGCTTGCCGCGTTGCTGCTGACGCTGGGAGTAAACATGAAATGCACGTCCGGAAGCGTGCTGATAGGCAGCGGCGCGCGCCTTTCCGCGCCGGGCGGGGTAATTACCTGGCAATTTGAGCCGAAAAGCGAAGACGGAAGGTTTAGGACGGAGGAAGTAATCAAGCTTTTCGGGGATAAGAATTGGCTGACTGACCCGGAAAATGAAAGCCCGCTGGCTTACGTGGCGTGCGCGTTCCACAATTACAAGCGGTTATTGGATTTTGTGAAAAGCCAGGTGCCGCTTGCCGTCATCCGCAAGGGGAAAAGGAAGGCCCTGGTGCGGTTGGATGCGGATCCGTATTGGCAGGGCGTGGCGGAGGGTTTTCTTGGCGGCCGGCCTTTAATCTAACTTAATTGACAACCAAAAAAGCAAGAAAGATGGAACTACAGGAACAGGAAAGGCGCGCCCTGACGGAAGCGGCGTTGATCGGGGGAAATGAATTCCGCTGGAAGAACTACCGGTTGCGGTGCATGACCCTGGGAAGCATGTTGCAGTTGCAGCGCATCGGAAATCCTTACTGCCGCTTGGGGGAAATTAACCTGGGCCCGGATGAAAACGGGCGGCATCCGTCCATGTGGGAAGCCCTGGGCGTAACTGACAAGGCGCAAATTGTCTATTATCTGGCGGAATTCCTGTGGGTTCACATGGGGGACCGGGAGGAAGTCAGGGAAGGGGTTTTTGCGCCGGAGGAAGAACGGCGCGTTCTGGTGGAAGCGGCTGCCATGAACATTCCCGGCCGGGATTTGGTGGAACTGGAATGCGCCGTGCTGGGGGATGTAGAAGTGATTCAGGCGGGGATGGTGATTCCGGAGGCGGAAGGGGAGGATGAAGAGGACCCTTTAGGGCGTGGCCGTCCTGGGGCGTGGCCATGCTGATGACGGTGGCGCGTGTGACGGGTTGGCCGGAACGGGAAATTCTGTGGGAAATTCCGCTGGCGCGGCTGGTGCAGTACGTGCATGCGGTTTGGAGCTATGACGCGACGCCGTGCCGGTGGAGCTGCTACACGGAATCCTCCGGGCATGTGGGGGACGTGCTGGAGCAGGCCCGGGAAGCGTGGAGAGAACAGATAGAGCAACTGGAATAGTCCGGTTGCTCTACTTTTTGGCAGGGGTGGAGGTGCCGTGGAAAAGCAGGTAGAGCAGTACGAGGACAAAGGCAATAATCCACGGAGTGCCATGGTACAGGATGGCAAGCGATACCCCCGCAAGAAAGGCAACGGCAAGAATTCTTTTCAGGACGTAAAGAATGAAGTCCATAGGTTAAATTTAGAACATTTACAATAATAGTCAACGGAAAACGATTATGAGCGAAGGGGCAACTATTAAAATTGACGGGGACGCTTCCGGCTTTATTGCCGCAACGGAGGAAAGCAGGAAAGCGGCAAGCGGCATGTCCGAAGCCTTGCAGGGGGCCGTGGGCGGAAGCACGGGGGAGGCCGTGAAGGGGCTGAAGGGCATGGATCAGGAGGGCCGGAAGGCGTGTAAACGGCTGAATGCCGGTCTTATCAATATGAGCGCCACCATTACGGGGGTAGGGGCTGCCATTAACGGCCTGCGGGCAGGCTGGGGCAAATTTTCCGCCATGCTGGCGGGCGGGGATGACCTGGAGAGAGTAACCCGGCGCATGGAGGCATTCACGGGCGGCGCGTCAAGCGCGGCGGAAGCGGCGCGGGATGTGGTGGATTTTGCTGATACGCCGCCATTCGGGCTGGCGGAAACGCAACGGGCGGCGCAGTTGCTTCTTGGGTGCGGCGTCAGGGCGAGCGAGTTAAAAAGTACATTGGAGGCTCTTGGGAATGTGGCGGCTGGTGGTGGTGCCAGTCTGGAAACAGTAGCGGCGCGGCTTTCCAAGGCTTTTCAAATGGGGAAGGTGGATGTGGAAACATTAGAACCATTTACGTTAAGCGGTATTGACGTTATGGGGCAAATGGCAAAACAGGCGGGAAAAACGAGGGCGGAGTTAAAGGATATGATGTCTAAAGGGAAGGTCGGATTTAGCCAAGTTTTTAGTGCTTTGAAATCCATGGGTTCCGGCAGCGGGCAGTTTGCGGGGGGGATGGAGAAAAATACGCAGGATATAGAGAGCAGAGTGGAGACCCTGAAAGGCAAGGTTGGAGCGTTGAGCCGTATTTTTGCGGAACCGGTAACAAGCGGCATCAAGGATGCCATGGACTCCATAGGCGCGTCATGGGCCGGTCATGGGCCGGAGGTGGAGCGCGGCTTGAGGAAAACGGGTGAATTGCTGGGGGGGATTGTGAAAGTGGCCGCGCCTATCGTTTCCGCAGTAGGGGGCGGCCTGGCTTCAGTAGCCGCGGGAGGCGGCCGGGTTGAAAAGATGATCCGTAGCGGCATTCTGGCCTGGGGGGCGTGGAAGGCTGTAGGCATGGCGGCAAATTCTTCCGTGGGGCGTTCCATTCAGGCGGCGGCCGCGGCTTTCCGGGTGGATTACAACAATGAATTGCGCCTGGCCGGGGGAAATATGAAGAGGTTTGATTCAGCCGTTCGGGCGGTGGGGTTGACCGCGAAACGCACATGGGCGCGCATGGGGGCCGATTTGGCCGCTTCCCTGAAGGGGCCGGCCATTATGGCGGCCATTGCGGCTATTTCCTATGCTGTATCGGAGTTGTATAGGGTAGGATCTGATGCGTTTGGCCATGTGCCTAAAGACGTGCAGGAAAAGGAAAAAAATTTTGGCCGGGATAATATTGATTTTGATGAACGGATCAAAAAGATGGCCGGGGAGGCGTCCAGCAAGCTGGACGTGGGGCGCGTCATGGATGAATATGACTCTGAAATTAAACGCCTGAAGCGCGAAGAAGAAGACCTGCTGGCGGAAGATCCGCTGGGGAGAATGACGGTTGCGGTGCAGGATAGGCTGGTGCTGTTGCAACGTGAGCGGAAGGAGTTGCAGCAGGTGGCGGAAGCGAACGCGAAAGCGGCGGAGACGCGGGAACGGGCGGCGCAGCGCGGGCAGCAGACGGAAGAGGCACGGAAGAAGACGCTGGAGAAAATCAGGGAAATACAAGATGAATTGTTATCCCTGGATTATGACCGGGCGGAAGAAGAGAGGGAGAGGCGGCGCAGCGGAATGGGGCTGGAGGACCGGAAAAAAGACCTGCTGGGAGGATATGGGAGCATGGAGGGCCTCAAGAAGGCCATTGCGGAGCAGAAAGCCCTGCTGGATGGCGGGGACGCCGTGGACGGCATGTTGAATCTGGAGGGGGTGGAATCCAGAATCAAGAGCCTGTATGAATTGCTTGGCAAGGTGGAAGAGGTGGATCGTGAAATAGTGGAGCGGAATAAGGAATGGGACAAGGCGGAAGCCAAACACCAGAAGCAGGCTGCCCTGCTGCGTGCGGAAATTCACGGGCAGAAGGATAAGCTGCGCGTGTTGCAGGAGCAGGCGCGCGTGCTGGAGCTGCAAAACCAATATGAGGCGGATGGCATGAGCAAGGCCCGCGCCGGCGCGGCGGCCCGTGAAATAGCCGCCCTGGAGCAGAACAGGAACCGGGCGCAGGCCGGGCGCGAATACCGCCGGCAAATGGCCCTGTTGAAAGCTCAGGCGGAGGGAAACAAGGCGGAAGAGCGGCGGCTGAAGATGGCGGAGCGCATGAAGGAAATTTATGACCAGCAGCGCGGCTTGGGGATAGACAGGAAGACGGCCATGAGGCGTGCCCGCGGCATGGCCGGGTTGGAGGATATGGTGGAGCGGCGGAAGGACCGGAAGGAAGGGAGCGGACCCATAGCGGACAGTCTGGCGCAAGTGGGCGGCGGGGGCCGCTCCATGATGGGGAGCATGCCGCAACTTACGGAAGCGAGGAAGCAGACAAATTTGCTTCAGCAGATCGTGAAAAACACGGGCGCGGGGCGGAGGGGAACCCTGAAAACGGCGGCCGTGCTGGGATATTGAAATAGCCGCTAAATGATAGAGAGAGAATAATAAATATGGGAAGAAAAATTAACATTAAGAAGCGGGAAACGCATGAAAAGACGCTGGAAATAGAACGGGGGGATGAAGGGGAAGTAAGGGCTGTGGGGAGGATTGTTTACACGGACAATCAGGAGGGCTGGAATACCCGGTGCCCGTCAATAGGGTCCGCTTATCCTGATGATGCCGCTTTGAGGCTCAAAAAGATAAGCATGGAAGGAATGGAGGGGGATATGGTGAGGGTGACGCTCTATTACGAGTTGCCGCGGGAAACGTCTTTTGAATTCGGTGGAGGGGAGGAAGTGGAATATTCCATGGATTATTCCTGCTCTGAACAGCCGTTGCTGACGCATCCGAACTTTCAGGACATAGATGGGGAAGAAAAAGACGCATTGATGGCTATGGCGTCCGGGGCTTCTCCTAAAGATACGTTTGGGAAAGAGGATAAGGTGATTGAGGATGTTGTGAAATCGGAGGCCGGGAAGAAGGCCATGGAAAAAATGCGTAAAGGACAGGTTAGTTTTTTGTGTCCCGGAGGGGTTTTTTCCGTCACTTCTACCGTTCAGGCGTTGAGCATGGCCGGGGTCGGAAAAAAAGGGGCTCCGGGCAGCGGCGCGCCCGCGGTAAGCGGAAAATATGATTGGATCAAAGAGGGCGTGAGCGGTCGCAGGACGGGAACCGGGAATTGGCGTCAGACGGTTTCCTGGAGGTTGAGCGGTCCGGATGGCTGGGATTCTGATTTATATTGATTTATGATTAGCTGGCCGTTTTTTAATCAAGGGGAAGAGTTGAGCGCGTCTAAGTTGAGGCGTCTGGTTAAGGGGTGCCGGGAACTGGAGCAGTTGGCCAAATCTTGCCGCTTGCAGAACGGGGTTGGTTACACGTTTAACCGGGGGCTGGGCGGCACGTCATTAACCATAAGGCCGACGGGGGGGAGGAACAAAGCAGGAGAAGGCACGCCGTTTACGCTGAAGAGGCTGGAAAAGGGGGATGCGGGATATAAGGCGTATTTCTGGCCCGGCATGGTTTTTGAAGTGCATCCGGGCGGCGTGCGGCGCATTAAGCCGGAACTTAACGGGGAAAAGATGGATCAGGCGGAGGAACCGCCTTTTTTGTCCGTGCAGGGAGGGGATAAGGTATTTTTGTATCTTGAGCGGAGCGCGGATAACCATGATTGCATTACGTATGCGGAAGTGACGGCGGAGGAAATAGGGCTGGCGCGCGCGGTCAGAATTTATCTTGGGGAATTCAAGGAAGAAACGGATGAAGCCGGAGAAAAGGTCTTGAAGTATCATGAGGCGTGGAGCGGCCATGTTCATTATGCTCAAAGTTCCCTGAATGAGGGTTGGAGGGTTGTGGTTGATACGGATGAAGAAGGCGCGCCGGATATGGCCTATGTTAAGAAGGGCGATATTTACATAGCCGGGCAACTGGCGCAGCGCGGAGGGGGTACCTGGGAGGTGGCACCGAAAGAAGAGGGGGAAATCTGGCTGGAAGTGAAATGCACCGGGGATGGCGTCATTACAAGTGCCGAACTGAAAGAAACGAAAGGATCTTCCAAGCCGCTCCAGTATGTAGCGGAACCGGATGATGAAGAAGCCGAAGAGGAATTCACCTATTGCTTCCTTTTGGCGAAGGTGGAGAAGCTTGAAGAACCCTTGCCGGAGGATGGTAATTTGCCGTCTCTGGTGTCAGTAAAACAGTATGCCCTGGGAGCGGTTTATTGCGGGGTTGCTCCTGATGAATTGGGGTTGAAAGCCGGTAAGGGGATAGAGATTATAGAGACGGAAAATGAAAGGGAGCAGATGATCGCAGCTCTGATTGAGGACGCGAAAGAGCCATCCAGCGGACAATGCTCTTTGATTTACGAAGAAAAGGAAGACGGCGGGAACTCCGAAGGAAATCAGGGAGGCGATAATGGAGGGGATCAGGGAGGGCAAGGCGAAAACAAGGGAGAACCTTACAAGCTGAAACTGTTATGTTCTTCTGACGGCTCGGTCAACATTAAGGATGAAGAAGGAAAACTGTCTTTGTCCGCCCAAAAAGTGGAACCTGGGGATGGCCTGGAATGGAAAAAGGACAAGGATCAGAACGGGAATGACATTGATACGCAGATTTTACAGGTCAAGATTGATTCAACGGAGGCAGATTCTCCCAAGCCGGGGAAATGGCCTGTAAACTTGTCCGTCTCTCCTGAGGGATTGAAGGGGGAACTTGATTTAACGGTAGATACCAGCGTTCATGATTTAGGTGGAGGGGCTTCCGTGGGATTGTCCAATGCTACGGCGGGGGTATTGTCCCTCGTGGTCACTCCTGGAGGCGACGCGGAAGAATTGAGTTTTCGCGCCCCTTTGCGGAAAAATGGGAATTATGTTGTGCTGGATTATGTCAAGGAGCCACACACCTTGCCGGACGGAACAACGATTGCCTTGGGGTTATTAGGCACCCAGCTTGATTTGGTGGTAGATACGTCCAACACGACCGGCGGCGGGGACGGAGCCATGATCAGCGATTCCTGGACAGCGTTGGCCTGCGACACTGACCACGCCTTACGCCTGCACCGGGACGAAAACGGACAAATCTATATCCAGCAGGGGCAATGGATTACAACATCCCAAATATATTCACCCATCAACTAAACAACAATGAACTACGCCATATTTTGCTATCGAGAAGATCACCAATGCCTGGGGCTGTGTCTGGAACAGATACGAAGCATTGACCGGGCCGCCCAGTTTTATTTATTTGATGATGCCGCGAAGCCTTTATTTCCGGCACAAGTCCCCGCGGGAAACGATATATCCTACAAAATCACCTATTTTGCGCGCCGGGGGAATTTGAACGGCCTGGAATGCGTGCGCGGCATGCTGGGGTGCATGCTGGACATACCGGGGGATGATCCGGTTATCAAGATTGACGCGGATACGTTGCTGATGGACCCGGCGGAGATTATACGGTCCCTGAAAGACCGCGGGAAAGTAGCGGGGGGAATGCAGTGCAGCGTGCCGCTTGCCTGGGCCGGCTGCTGCTACTGGCTGACGCGCCCAGCCATCAAGGCCGCGCTGGAACTGCTTGCCCGGCGGGAATGGCCGGAAAACGCCCGTCAGGAATATCCGGAAGATGAAACCATTTCAAAAATTCTGTTATACCTGTACGGGGCGAGCGGCGTTGACGTGCTGGAGTTCCGGGGCGGGCGGCGTCTGATTGGCGTTCGGACGTGTGATCCGCGCGATCTGGAGGAAATCGCCCGCCTGGCGCGCGGCGGCGTGTGCGCGGTGCATTGCGGGCAAATGGCGTTTTATCACCCTATTGTGGAGCGTGACGGAGGGACGATCCGGGAAGCGTGCGCGCGGATCATGGAAGCCGTGCTGGAAGGGAAGCTGAAAGAGAAAGAGGGGATATAGTTATATGCGTGAAATAACCAATACCACATCCATTCTTTCCGGCGATCTGCCCCAGGCGGAAGTGAACGGCCTGAAAGTCCGGCCTGTCAGCCTGTCAAGCATGGCTATGCTGGAACTCCTGAATAACTCCTGCCTGACGCAACTGAACCGCCGCCGGGAAGGTCCATTGTTGGAAGACGGCGCGGAGCCTGCGGAAAATCCTCCGGAAAAAATGAGCATGTACGCCCTGGCGGAATTTGTCTGGATCCACGCGGCGCCGGAAGAAGACGTGGTGCGGCTGGTGGCCGGCGGCGGTTTTGACGATGCGGCAGCCATCCGCCGGGCCGTCCTGGCCTTTGCCGGAAAAGTGGGTTTTGGCGAGCTGGGGAAAATTGTGGAGGGCATGACGCGCGAAATGAACGCGATCATGTCTGCCCAGGCGGAGGGGATCAAGGATCCGGACGGGGCGCCCTCAAAAAACTAGCGGAGCCGGACGGGTGGGCGGGATTGATTATGATCATGGCCCGCGCGACCGGCTGGACGGAATACTATATCAAGCACATGCCGTTGAAAATCCTGCTCCAATACGTCCATGCGTGGCTGGTCCAGGAAGGCAATGCTACCCGCTGGGCCTATGCGGACCGGGCAAAACAACGTGCCATGCGTTCCCGGATTGCTGAAATCATCGAACAGGACAATTCATTTTTAGCTACTTATGGCGATTGAACAAGTACAGCGCAGTTATTGCGTAGTCAATAAAGGGAAAGGGGAGCCTGTCTCCGGGGGCTATACGGAAGAAACCTGGGAAGGAACCTGGGCTGAAATGTGCGCCTATGCGGACCGCCAATCAGCCGCCGGCGGGGATTTGTGGAATATCACAGCCACCGTTACCCGGAAAGCCGGGGATTTTGCGGAATGCCGTGTGCGCCGCCAGGCCATGGACGGGAAGGAAGAGGAAGAATTTGAAATGCCGGGAAGCACCCGTGAAAGCCCGCAGTATTCCCTGTCCGTGACTTGCGTGCCGCAGCCCATTTTAACGCATAAACTCGCGGAAAGCTATTCCGGGGAAAAGCTGGACGCCCTGAAAAGGCTGGTGAACGGGGGTTGCATGGGGACCAAGATTGACATATCGAAAGACGGGCAGCCGGTCACACAAAAGACCATCAGAAGCATTCTTGGGGATGATAACAGTAAATTGATTGAAAAGATAAAAAAGGGCATCACGAGCTTTTACAGCCCGCAAATTGTGCTGCAAGTCCGTTACAAAGTAACGGATCCCGGAACGATCAATTATCAGCAAGCCTGCACGATTGCCGCGCCGCCGGGGCCGTTTGAATCCCCCTCCGGAAAATTCAACTGGATGAGTATGGGAACGTCCGTGGAAGGATACGGAAAGGAATGGCAAGTAACTGATACCTACATGCTTTCCGGTCCGGACGGCTGGGACGAAGACATCTACGACAAATAAACCATGAATACCGAAATTGTTGCACAAATTATTGCGGAGGCGCTTCAGGAACGCCCGGAATTCGCCGGCGTGCCTGTCTGGGAACCAACGGACGGCGAAAAGGAAGGGGACAAGGCCCTTCTGGTGAATGTAACTGGCGCGGATGAAATCATTTCCGGAAATTTCACCTACCAAATTTCCGGTGAAATCATGTACCGGCAACGGTACGCGGAAGCGGAGCCCGCCGCCCTGGTGCTGGACGTAACTGCCTTTTCCCGCGCCTGCGCGGAAGTCATGGCCGCGCTTGCCGGACGCCGGAACGGCCAGGACGCGCCCGCCGCCTGGGCAGTCCTGGGGGCGTCATCATCCCCCGCGCTTGCCGGCACATCGGAAACGTTCATGGTTTATAAGTGCAGTTACGAATTATTCATTCAATTTTAACAAATTATCAATATTATGACGGATAAAAAAAACGAAGACGGCGGCGCCATCCTGACGCCGGAAGATTTTGACAGCACGCGCAACACGGAACTTGCCGCGTGCCTGATCACATTGGGGTTCCCCCTCCTGAACAACACGCCGGGCTTTTCCCGCGTGATTGGCGAAGGGATCGCCGGGCCCGGCGGGGCTGTCACCTGGTGGTTTGGGAAACGCAGCCGGGATGGGAAATACACCATGGGAGAAGTGCTTGCGCGCTGGGAAGACTGGAACTGGCTGAACGATCCGAACAACCTTGATCCTCTGGCCTATATCATCACGGGCTTTCATAACAAGCGGCGGCTGGTGGATGAAGTGAAAAAGCGGGAAGTCATGGTGCTTGTGCAATCCGGCGCCCGCCATGCCCTGTTTTCCAAAAACTGTTCCCGTTCCACCCTGGACCGGGTAGAGCGATTCATGGGATTTTAACCGTTTGAAGCAATGTCTGACGTAACTGTGACGCTGGGAGCGGATGCCGCTGAATTCAAGCAGGCATTGACGGAAATTCAGAAATCCGTGGATTCCCTGGTGAATTCCACCACAGCTAAAACAGCGCAGCTTGGCCTTGCGTTTTCCGGCGTGAAAGACATGGTTTCCACGGCCTTTGCCGCTATTGACGGAGCTGTTCAAAAGGCTTTTGATTTTGTCGCGCCGTCTGCGGCCATCCAACGCGTGGAACGGGAATTGACGGGCCTGACGGGAAGCGCGGATGAAGCAAAGCGCATCCTTGAAACCATCAATGACTGGGCCCTGACCTCCCAATATACCCCCACGGAAATGTTCAAAAACGCCGCCCAGTTAATCCGCGGCGGCATTTCCGAAAGTTTTGCGCCTGATCTGGTCCGTCAGCTTGCCACGATCGCCCAGGGGGACCAAAGCAAAATGAATGCCCTGGTGGCCGCCATGGTCAAGGGTTCCGGGGGGCTGAAAGGTTTTAATTCTGAAATCATGGAGGCATTCAACGCCGCTCAGGTGGATCTGATGGGAGCCATGGAAAAAACGTCCGGCCTGTCCGGCTATGCCCTCCAGGAGAAACTGAAAGCCGGGATTGGATTTGACGACGTGGCCGCCGCCATCCGGGAACTTGCCAAGGAAGACGGCCCCCTGAAAGACGCGGAAAAGGAAGTGGGGGAAAGCTGGGAAGGGTTGCTGAAACGGGCGGAAAACGCCTGGGGCAACCTGCAGGAAAATTTTGGCGCCGGCTTGCTGGGGCCGTTAAGCGCCCTTTTGGAGCAAGTGGACGCCCGGCTGGTGGAATGGGGGGACGGCGCCGCGGAATGGGGGCAAAAAGCGGGGGATCTCCTGTTCCGGGCCGCTGATGCCGCCATGGCGTTAGGCGAGGCGGTAGGGCCCGCCCTGGCCCTCATTGCGGACAATGCGGATCATGTCTCTACAGCTGTTCTTGGGATTGGAGCGGCTTTTCTCACGTCCCGTTCTCAAATGGTGGCCGCCATGGCGCAGACAAAGGGCAGCCTGACGTCCATGTCCTCCTGGGTATTGCTCGCCAAAGGCAGTTGGGCGGGATTGTGGAATGCCATCCGGACGGGAGCCGCCACGGCGGCGGGCGTGGTCCGCGCCGCAGCGGCGGGAATCGCGGCATCCGTCCGCGCGGCCATGGTCGCCATCAAGGGCGCCATTATTTCAACGGGGGTAGGTTTGGCCGTGGTGGCGATTGGTGAAGGGATCTCTTACATTTACCGGCAGCTTTCCGGAGCGCCAGCAGCCCCCGCCGGCGGGGAAGAACCTTATAAGGATCGCTCTTTGAAAGTGAATTCCGGGCAAAAGGATCGAGAACTGGCTAATGAACGGCGGGCATTCAATGACGGCATGGCTAAAGCGAAGACGGAAAACGATGTAGATGCTATCGGAAACAGAATTCTTGCTAAATTGCGTTCCGAAAAGGATCGACTGGCAGAATTAGAAGATGGGGGAAAATGGGGAAGTTCCGAATGGTCGATCCAAGCGAAATTTGTTTCTGATTATGAAGACCTGTACCGGCAATTCAAATTATATCGCGAATCCACAATTAAAAGGATTCAGGACCAGGCCGCCGCGGAAAAACGCCTGGCAGAACTCGCCAAGGAACGGGAAAAGGCGGAAAGGGAAGCGGAGCAGAACCGGAAGAAACTCCGGGAACTGGAAGCCTCCTGGATGAAAAGTGAATCTGACCGCGCCTATAAGAAAAAAAGCCTCCGGGAACGCGGGGAATGGCTGGACCGGGAAGCCCGCGGCATGGGTTCCGAGCCCGGCATGGCCGGCATCACGTCCCGCATTGCCGAATTGTCCCGGCAGGAACCTACGGATGCCGTGATGAATCAAATTAAGGCCCTGGACGATTTGAGGAAAAAATATGCAGAACTGTCTGACGCCAGGAAGGATTATGAAAAAATGGAATCCGGGGTGCGCCGGAATCAGGAGTTAATGGCCGCGGAAATAGCTGGGCTTGATCAACGGGCGCAAAAGATCCGGGATGAAATAGCCCTGCGGGAAAAAACGAAAAGCTACCAGGACGCCGGCATGGATGAAAAGGACGCCGCTGAAATGGCCCGGCGCGACGTAGCGCTTGAACGGATCCAGACCAGGCAGAAATCCCTGGGAGACGGCCCCGGCCTGAATGACATTATCAAACAAAGCGGCGTTGAGGTAGGCAACGGCGGGAAGAGCCTGGGCCTGTCATCCTCGCTCCTGTCGGCAACGGAAAAGCAAACATTGACGTTGAAGGATATACAAAGGATTCTTGAAACCTGGAAGCCCGGTCAGATCGTCCTGGCCGAGTGAGGGCAAAAGAGACGGTGGGGATATAGTTATATGCAAGAGCCCGCTACATTCAATTTTTCCGCCACGGCACATGTTCCGGGGGCGCTGGTTTTGACGCTTGATCCGCCGGAGGAAGTGGATCTGTCCGGCTGCACGGTCCGCGCCGCCGTTGCTATGTCCGGGGCCTGTGTCCGGCTGCTGGATTGCAACGCCGTCAATGCCGAAAATATTGTTGCCATCAATTTTCCCGGACTTTCCGCCGGATGGGCTTTTTATGACGTGTTCCTGACCTTCCCAGGAGGTGCGGAAATGCCGCTCCTGAAGGGGGAAATAGATATTGCCCAACGTGTCACGCCGGCGGATCCTCAACAGCGTGCAGAATGGTACGTAACGGCCACCCTGCCCGGCGCGGAAACGGGTCGGGTGGAAATTATTTTGGGACAAGGCCCCCGTGGCCCCCAAGGGCGGCCAGGGGACAAGGGAGAACCGGGAACCCTGGAATCCAACGTTGGCGATGTGGACATTGGAGGGGCCCTGACCGCTGAATCGGCTGCCATCAACGGGCCATTGATCGCTGGGATGCCGGATGGCACCGTTAGCGCGGGGACTTGTAATCAGATTTACGGCATCACGAGATTTTGGCAGTCCCTTGATGTTCGGGACGGGGGATGGTGGCGCGGAACAATAATGTACGAATCGGGCATGCTTAACATTGCACAAGGGGCAAGCCTGAACTGTATTGGACCCGCCACTTTTGCAAGCACACTTAACGCTAATGGCGGCGTCAACATCCCGCTGACCGTGGGGGCGGCAACGGATACGTCAGCGGTCAACCGCCTGTACGCCGCCGGGTTGGCCGCCGTGACGGACGCTTTTTCCGTCAGGTGTTATCCGCTCCCGGCGAATTGCTCGTCTTCCAACGGGACGGTTTTCAAAACAGACAAGGAACCCAATTCCCTTTATTTCAATGTCCCTCCCAATTCCTCTTTTACCGTGAAATGCGGCCTCGTGACCAACGCGAGGCCCATGCACAATTATTCCAGCATCCGGGGGTGGGTGGCTCCGGTGCGCCTTCCGGCTGTCAGCGCTAAATTCACGGCCAGGTTCGGACAGATGACAACGGTC